CCACCAAATGTAGAAGGAGTATTTTTCAAAGTTTCTTTAAATGATGCCCAAATAGGTTTAGCTGTTTTGCAATGAGGACACCAAGGTGTATAAAAGAACATAAATTTTGCCTGTCCGGGATCTAAACCATTATTTGAAACAGGCGGAAGAGATGCCTGATATGTTGCAATTGCAGGTGGATATCCGCGAATAGCCCAATAGATTCCAACTAAGCACGCTGCAGCTATAAAAGCTATTATCATTTCACTCCACATCCTTATTACGAAATGACGGATATAATACTTTTACTTCTTTTCTGCTTTTTTCGAACCACGCACGATAGGCTTCTTCTGGGGAGCTGGAGGGATTGTTGATAAGAAACCATGCAATGTTGAATGTTTGGGTTTCCGATTCGTAGTTTTTGGCAGAGACGGTATACCAACTTCCTTTTTTACGTAAGCAAATGACTGGAGAATTGATTTCCATACAGGTATCTTTTCAACTGGCGGTGCCTTACTTTGTATACACCACTCTGTGAAAGTGAACTGACTTCCCATAGATAAGTTGCAACGTGAACAAATTGGAACTAAATTTGAAATGTCAGTTTTTCCTTTCTTACTTTCTGGAACATTATGACCGCATTGAAAATCAAAGACTGTCATAGTATTATTACACCAAGTTGTTAGACACTTGCATTCAAAAACTTTTCCAGCATGCGTTATCCATACTTGTTCACGCAATGCTTTTGGTATCTTCTGTTTTGTAGCCATTAATTATTAAAGATAGTTTACAGAAAATCATAGTTTAAGGAAACCCAACTAGGTGAGCACCGATACCGAATCCGGAACCTGTGCGAGCAGATGCACCAACACTAGGGGCATATACATCGAGGATGGCAAATGTCGCTACAGCAACTAGAGCAATCATTCCAATCTCGGAAAGCTTCATGACTTTACCAGGTAACATAAACGCAGCGATAGCAACCGCTAGTCCTTCTAGAATGTACTTAATAGCACGAGTTAGTAAATCTCCCATATCAACACCCATACCTTGAGCTTGTTTCTGTTCAGGCATTTTATAGAGTTTACTAGAGAAAATATTCACTTAAAGTAGAGATGATAAAGACATTTCGCGTTATTATAGACGATGATGTGAAGAAAAAATATCTTATTCATCAACCAGTTCAAATTGCATTTGCAATCATGATCTATTTAAATGATCCAGATGGTTGGGCAACCAATGGTGTATTTTTTGAACAAGTTTCAGAAAATGAGCAAATTCTAATTCGTCTATCATCACCTCGAACAATTTCGCAAATTTGCGGATTAAGTGGAAATTTATCATGTGCAGAAGTTGGCGGTCACAATATGTATTTAAACGCCGATCGTTGGTTTCATGGTTCTAAGCAAAGCGGGCAAGGAGTTGAAAACTATAGACAATACATGGTATCACATGAAGTTGGTCATATATTGGGATATATGCATAAAAAATGCCCATGTACAGGATGTAAAGCACCAATTATGATGCAACAAACCAAAGGACTTGGAAAGTGTGTTCCGAATATAAAAGTTCACACTAAGAATAAATGAGTAGTTCACTTGTTCGAACAGGAATTACTATGGGTGCGATTTTTGCCACGATGCTTGCATATATATTACAATTATATGGTGCATATACAGCTCAACAAGCAAATTTGCATGCGAGTGCTTCCGGTGAGATTGACGCTGGATATATTGTAGGCGGTGCATTTCTAAACTCAATCGTTAGTGTATACCTGATATATTCACTATTCAATGTCCGATTTGAGAAGCATGGTGAACTTTTTAAGTCAATTGGAGCATTCTTGCTTATTGGAGGACTTCTTACTGATATATTCTTAGCTGTGTATGTTCTAGATTTAGTGCCTGCAACTATGGATAAGCAAGTGTGGGAAACATACTCTTGGATCTACACAATTAGTACATTTAACTTTTTAGCTCGTTTGTTTTATGTCGTTCAGTTTCAATGTTCAGATGTCCATGCTCCTAAAGTAAAGCCTCAGCAGCAAGAGAATCCGTTTAAAAAACCATTTGTTCAACAGCAGCAACAGCGTCCCGATCGAGGCCCCAATCCCTTTGTTAAGCCCGAAGAAGGTGGAAAAAGTAGACGCCGTCGTCGTTAAATAAGTATTTTCATAGTCGGAAGCACATATAAACAAATGCCTCGCGAGACTCTACCCAAAACTGAAGATGATGGCTCTGTCATTGATTATCTTGATGAAGATCCTGAGATTCCGACACAGCGTTATTGTGTAATTTCATTCCTAAGTCCCGAAAAAGTAATCAAACAGCGAAATGAATTCATGAATGAGAAGTTTGTTGAATGGCTTGATTATGATTGGAAGATCAAGGGTATGGAACACCTTATGGCGTTTATTGCTAAGAAGTACACCCTAAAGGTTGATGATCTTTTCAAGGACATGGAAGAGTTCACGAAGGTTCACGTTGATGAAGTAAAGAAGACTGATATTCACGAACAGTATCAGGTTTTTCTCCTAAAACATGAGAAAGATCTTGAGTCAGAGTTTACAGAGAAGGTTGATTTCCGCACTAATGTTCGCGGCGTAAAGGTCCGTCGTACATTTGCAAATTTGGAAGAGTGTCAGCAGTATGCTAAGGTTCTACAGCGTCGTTACCCTAAAGACAGCTTGTACGTTGGCAAAGTAGGCTGCTGGCTACCGTGGGATCCTTCTGAACACCTCATGCCTGAAGTTGAATATGCAGAGAAGGAACTCAATGAGATGATGCGCAAGTACAAGGAGAACGAGGTAAATCGTGAGATCTTCTTCGAGGAAGAGAAGACACTCAAAATTGAGGCACAGAAGAAAGAGAACGAGGCTCGTCGCAAGAAGGCTCTTGATGATGCAAAGAAAGATGCGGGACTTGTTGATGCAGAAGATTTGTCCGATGCCATCTCTCGCCCTGTTCACCCGACGGAAGGAGCCCTGCGTGATCTATAAGCTATAATATAATGAAATGTCCGTATGCTTTTATTTTTGGTAAGCCAGGTGAAGGAGTACATAGTACAAGATTTATGGGTTATGCGGTAGTAGACACGATTGCAACTATTTTGTTAGCAATTGTGGTTACATATTTATTAGATGTTGATCTGTGGAAAACAATTGTTGGATTGTTTATTTTAGGTGAAATTATGCACTATCAATTTGGAGTTCAAACAGCTTTTCTAACTACGTTAGGAATTACTGTAAACTGTTAGTTTGCTTTCTTTACATGAATCCATGGGCCCGAGTTCTTCTTTTTTACAGAACCCGTTTCATATTCATCAGCAGCTAACATTGTGCTTGAGAATGGCTTATTATCTGTCCATAATGAATCATCACACATTTTAAAAGATGGGTGATCAGAAGCTTTATACCAAAAAACCTGATCTTCAAGGCGGTTTGACTGAACTCCGTTGCAGATTACTAGGCATTCAAAATTCTCAGTACATTGATCCATGAAATGACAAAACATTTCAAAAGTAGGAAACATACCTGCATAGTTATCATAAATACGTTTGCGATTGTTGACAATACTTTCACGAAGAATAAATACAAAATCTACGTTTGTACGTAAGTTAGGCGTAATACCTAGCGGATACTGCATAGTAATAATTGTCATTAAATCAATGTGACGACCGTTCATAAACACATACCGAGTAGATTCTTCTTTGATCCAACTAGCATCATAAAGACAGTCGTCTAGAATTAAAAATGCACGAGGGTCTACAGCTGAAACTTCTCCTCTTCCATGCTTATCTTTATTTCGGTGGGTCTTCATTGATAGCTGTCTTTTGATCATATTCATTACAATCTCTGGCTTATATTTGTCATGAATTAACTTGGAAGGAACCATATGTTGGAAAAATTCATTGGCAACCTCAGTCCCTGAAATGACAGTCCCAATAGGAAAACAAGGTTGTGTATTATAGAGAATATCGCGAACTAAGAAAGACTTTCCAGTATCTTTCTTTCCAATTACAACAATCATCGGCGACTTGCGTGAATCAATTTCGCATCGATCCCTAATGGTTTCAATTTGAAATTTCTGAATTGTAAAGTTCATATTAATCTAGTGCGTGAAGATTTTGCTTTTGATTTGTACACGGTTTAATAATATGTTGAAACGTAAACAGGCAGAATTGAAATCGTCCTCAATTCAACTTTCACTGCATAAATGGAACTTGCAGAATGTGAAATCGTCGGCTCTTTCTCATCTAAATATTGATGCTGTTCAACCATTCTATCCTTCTCTAGAAATGTTGTTTAAAACAAATTCACTTGAAACAGTTGGCGAGTATGGTATCCGACTAGATGAAGAAGTGGCTTCTTTTATTTCATCTACTTCAATCCGAACTTCAAAGTATGAACTTCGTGATATTCATTGCAAAACAACTATGATTTTAAGTCCTTTCAAATTGATTCAGGGTGAATATGGTTCTCGAATTGGGTTGCCTTCAACTAGTGAACAATCTGGAGAAATGACATCAAAGATACAGCTACCGCACAATGCTGCATATGTAGGTAGCTTAATTTCAACTGTTTTATCTCAATCTAAATGTCCTCATTTTCCTAAAGTGTATGGTGTGTTTACTGGTCTTTCAAAGAGTCATACAATTGATATTTCTGATGACTATATTGAACTATGTGATCGTAGTTGGTTCAGTGCAAATATTGGAAAGACATTTGATCTTAAACTAGCAGATCATGTTCGTGATACAATTGAATTTCAACACACACGTACATCACGCCCTGTTTTGGACATTGGTGAAGCTACAATGTTAGAAGGTGTAGAAGAACTTGAAACTCAACATGTTGATTCTGATATAGCGGATTTGCAGAAATTAATGGAAGAACCAATTGAAGACGATTCGGAAAGTGATTCATCATCTGTTTCAACATCTTACATTTATAAAGTAAACTCATGTGACTGTGAAGATGATGGTTCTATTGATGAAGAAGACGATGATGATGAATCTGAAGAGCCATTTGCATGGGCGTCCTTTGCAAATGTGCCTGTTCAGACAACAGTCATGGAAAAATGTGAAGGAACCCTATTTAAGCTATTAACTGAGAATCCTGATACAAATAAGCACCTAGCATGGATATCACAGGTTATGTTTGCACTTGCGTTTGCACAAAGAAATTTTGGGCTTGTTCACAATGATCTTCATTCAAATAATGTAATGTATGTGAAGACAGATCAAGAATACATGTACTATAGTTGCAATGGGTCATATTATCGTGTCCCTACATATGGATATCTAATCAAGATTATTGATTTTGAAAGAGGAGTTGCTTCTATTAAACTAACTGGAATGAAGGAATCTAAGATGTTTATGAGTGATCATTTTTCAGTAGATGAAGAAGCAGGAGGTCAGTATAATGTAGAACCGTTTTACGACTCAAAGTTTCCCTCCATTAAACCGAATGCATCATTTGACCTAGTAAGGCTTGCTACATCTCTCTTTTGGGATCTATTTCCTGAAGGACCAGATCATGAAGAATACAATTCTAATCCTTTACATGCATTTTTTGTTCGGTGGTTAATGATTGATGATGAATCTTCCATTATGTTTGGAAAGAAAGATCCTCATCATGATCGTTATCATGGATTTCATTTGTATAAAGCAATTGCGAGATTTTGTAAGGATACAGCTGTTCCTAGAAAGGAAATTGAACATCTAAAAGATATATTTGGTATTCCAAATCTTCCTATTGATGTAACAGTTAAGTTAATACTTATTGATTAAAAAGTAGGACTTCCTACAAACATATCTTGAACATTTGGAATTTCAACTTTTGATACAGCTTCTGCAACAACAGGAGCAATATCAGATGTACTAGCAAAAACAACACCAGATGATAAAAGACCGCCAAAGAGTGTAAGCTTACCAG